CACACAGACGGGATTCAAAAGAAAACCTGGCTGCGCGATTCCGTGATCGAACTCGACACGGCAACGGCTGAATGGCTGGTCAGCGTAGCGAAGGCCGCTTTTCCAACAACCGAGCCAATCAATGAGATTTTGGCGCCGTACAAAGGCAAATGAGGATTGTAGAGGGCGGCGCGTGCCGCCGTCAAAACGATGGCTGACAACACTTGGATTTGGGCGATCTTTTTAGAAAAACTTGGCGGATTGGTCAAGGGCATCGGCTCGTTACTGATCGAAACCGCAAAAATGCTCAAGGTAAATTCAGGCAATGGCAACCTGAAAGATTGAAAATTAAATAGAACGGGCAAGCCGTGGAGGACGTGTTGCGCCGCCAGTGCAACGAACGAATCCCGCGAACGCGAAAAAGACGCGCATAGCAGCCCTGTGACAACACAGAGGATTTAGCTATGTCTTATTTCAGCTTTCAGGGAAAAGTTTATATCGGCACGAAGGACGGAAGCGGCCAGCCGAACGAATTGTATTACGTCGGCAATTCGCCGTCCGTGCTGCTCAATTTCGAGACGACCACGATTGATCATAAAGAGTCAACGTCGTGCTCTCGATTGACAGATTTTCAGTTGGAAACGGAAGTCAAGGTTTCCTTGAAAATCACGATTGAAGAGCTACTGCCGCTCAATCTTCAAAAGGCGTTGCGTTCAACCAAAGTTGCGGTCACTGGCTCCACCGTCACCAACGAACAGATTGGTCCGGACAGCGGATTGGCGACAACCAACACGCCGTATGGCCGAACGAAGTTTGCGGACATTTCAAGCATCACCTTGAAAGACAGCACGTCGCCGATTCCGAACACGCTGGTGTTGGATACGGATTACAGCGTGGAGTCCGCGAAATACGGCTTGATTAAATGGCTGCTGCTGACCGGCGACACGCAGCCGTATTTGATCAATTACACCTACGCGGCACAGAGCATTTACCCGTTCTTTAACACCGCGCAGCAGGCTTATTACGTGGTTGTGGATTTGTGCGACACGGCAAACAGCAACGCGAAATACCGCCTGGAATTGTACAAAGTGCAACTCAAGCCGACCGCCGAATTTGCGATCATCAACGATGAGTTGGGCAAGTTCGAATTGGAAGGCGCGGCGCTGTATGACAGCGATTTGGGAACCGATGCGAACTTCGGCAACTTTGGCCGATTGATCGTTATCAGCTAACTGTGAGCCATTGGCTCACGCATTCGGGAGCTTATGGCAAAACCAAAACAACAAACCAATGAGGCCGATGCGCTGGCGACAGCTCTCGGCCTTTCGCACAAAGATTTCACGATTGACGGCGAACTCATCACGGTTCGCAAGTTCAAGCTCAAAGCGATGGCTCCGGTCTATGACGTGTTGGCGCAACTCAATACATCCGTTCAGTCGGCGACGATGGACGCCGGACAGATGATTACCTTGTTTCCGAACCTGGCGGCGCAGTTGATTTCACACGCGACCGGCCAGCCGGTTGAATGGGTGGATGATTTGGAAATCGAAGACGCTGGCGAATTGCTGGCCGCGACGATGGAGATCAACAGTCGTTTTTTTACCGGGGAGGCGATGGCTCGGATGTTCACGTCCCTCGCCGGAACGCTCGCACCAGCGCAGACGACGGCAGAAACTACTTCGCCAAGCTGATTGCGCAGTTGATAAAAGCGGGATGGTCATTTGATGCCGTCTTGGAACTCGATTTTGATCAGGTGGAGTTGTATTCGATGGAGGCTGTTTGGCAGCAAGATGAATTCCTTGCTTCGCTGATCAGTGCGATCAATCTTGGCAATCACGGCAAGCCGGAAGACATTCGGCGCGTGATTGGCGATTTGACACGAACGAAGAAAAAGCCAATGAGTGCAGACGATTTGGCAAGGCTGATGGGGTAAATGGCAGGCAAACTTTCCATTGATATTGCAGTCCTACTCAAAGGCGTGGAGCAGATCAACAAGCTCGCCGATTCGCTGACGCGGTTGAAAAACACGTCCGGCGGCAGCAATACAACTGTCAAAACTCCCTCGCTGAAACAGCCGATTGACGAAGCCGAGCGGTATAACAAATCCATCCTGAATGCGGCGCGTGCGCTGGCGACGTTTCAAAGTGCCAGCGGAAATCTGGCCGCTGCGCAACGCACGCTCGAAACAGCCATCAACAAAGTCGGACGCGAATCGCAAATCACGCTTGGCGCGCAAACGCAACTCGCCAGAGTGCAAACGCAATTGCGCAATGAGGCTGAACGCAACGAACGAACGCTTTCCGCGAACGCTCTACTGCGCGCACGAAACCGGCAAAGCCTGGGCGATGAAGCCGGAGCCGTCAACATTCTCAATCGCGCGATCTCGCAGCTCACGCCGGGAACAGCAGCGGCGGCGCGTGCGCAAAAGCTTCTAAACGATATTTCGACGGGGTACGCAAATTCGCCGCTGATTGGCGCAATTCAGCAAGTCAATCGCAGCTTGGGCTTTCTCTCCCCCGTACTCGGCAGAACGGGCGGCGTGCTGCAATCCATCGTTGGCGTCGCTGGACAGGCCGCGCAGCAATTCAGCAACACGGGCAAGGCTTCGGAAGTCGCATCAAAAGGCGCGTCTCAGTTTGCGAACTTTCTGAATTCAGCGCGACAGGCGGCGCAGAATTTCGGCAACGATCAAGGCGGCAGCGCATCGCTCACGGATTTCTTGCTCAATCTCTCCAAAGGCGTAGCCAATGCCGGGGAGCGAGTTCGCGCGGCGCTGGCCTCGATTCGAGATTCGATCAAAAACGCTTTCACGCAAATTCGACAAGGGCAAAATCCGCTCGCAGGATTATTCAGCGGCGGAACCGGAACGGCGGGCGCGGACACGGCAAAGCTCGCATCATCGCTCGGCGAAGTCGAAGTCGCGGCGCAAGGCACGGGTGAAGCTGTCGCGGGAATTGGAACGGCGGCAAGTGGAACTGCTATCGCCGTTGCTGGCGTGGTGGTTGCACTGGTTGCCATCGCCGCGACTGCGACAGCCATCTTTGCGGTTGCGGATGGAATCAAACGCATCGGCGAAGACGGCATTGCCGCCAACCGTCAGTTGGAAGGACTGCGCATCGGCATCGCTTCGGTCATCAACGGCGTCGGCACGATCAGCAAAGACGGGATCGAACTCAAAGGCGCGGATGCCTTCAATGCTTCCCTGGCGCTGGCGAATGATCAGGTTGCGAAGATTAAGGAAGAGGCGGCGGGGCTTGGGTTGCCAGTTCAAGAGACCGCAGAGGCTTTCCAGACGACGATTGGGCCGTTGACGCAATTCGGGCTTGGCCTGGACGATGCGCGAAAGACAACGCTGAACATTGTCGTTGCAATGCAATCGTTGGGAATTCCGCTTCGGGAAGCCGGACAGGAAGCCCGCGCGATCTTGCAAGGCCAGACAGACCGAACAGCGCGACTTAATCAAATCCTTCGCATCACGAAAGACGAACTCAAAGCGGCCAAAGAACGCGGCCAAGTGCAGGAGCTATTAAACGAGCGACTGGCCGGATTCGCGGCTGGCGGCGCAGCGTTTGCGCAATCCTTTGACGGTTCGATTGCTCGCGCGCAGGCCAGAATCAAGACTTTTGAAGGCAGCGTGACAGAAGGGTTATTCAATACCATTCGAGATCGTCTGAATAACGCCTTGGAAGACATCGCCAAGAATGGCGGCATTGCGGCGACGTTCAGCGGCTTGGGCGATACGCTGACAAACATTTTCAACCGTGTCGGTGAAGCCGTTGGGCCAATCTTTGACGGCATTCTCGGCGCAATCAAAACCGTCTCTGATTTTCTTGGCCAGAATCAAAAGACGGTAGACTCAATCATCGAATCCGTCGCGATCATTATTGAACAAATCGCGGGCATCGTTGTTGATATTTTCAAGGTTGTCGGCGCGTCTGGTGACTGGAATGAAAATGCAAGCATTGTAGCAACGATTCTAAAAGTCGTCGCCGTTGTCTTGGCGACGATTCGTGAGCAGGTATTTGCATTCAATAGCGCGGTTGTTGCTATCGGCGCGGCGATTCTCAGATTCTTCCTTGAGCCGTTGCGACTTGGCGCGATTGCTCTTGCTGCGATTCTTTCATTGATTCCCGGTCTTGGCTCAGTCGCAAGGGGTGTTTCGGATACCATCAACGGCGCGGCCAAATCTCTTGACGCGGCAGTGGCCAAGAATGGCCGAAACGTCGTGGACACGGTGCGCAGCTTTGGCACGGCGGGCGCGGATGCGATCAAGCGAATTGATGAGGCGTCCGCGAAGTTTGCGGCGAAACGAAAAGCCGATGCCGCAAAATCAAAAACCGACACAAAGGGCATCACCTTCACCGGCAAACCGCCTGCTGAAGACGAGAAGGATAAAAAGAAGGCTTCTGCCAATACCGAAGCCTCATTGAAGCAATTACGCGAGGCGCAATTGGCGTTGCTCAAAGCGTTCGCGGATCGTGAAATCGCGCTCGCTAAAGCCGAAGCCGAAACGCAGAACCGAATTCTCGATCAACAGTTGGAAGATCGCCAAATCAGTCTCGAAAGCTTCTATGCGGAAAAAGCAAAACTGGTTGAAGAGGACAGACAGCGCGAACTCAAGGCCGTCAACGACGCGATTGCAGCGGAACGGGCGAAGCTGGCGGAAATCAGCGTTGCCGAACAGCGGCAGATTGCTACAACAACAGGCAAGAAGGCCAAAGATCGAAAGACCGGCGACATTGAAGCGATTCAGGGCGGCGCGCAAGCCGAACGCCTGAAAACACTGGCGAAAATCGTTGATCTTGAAACGAAGCTGAACGAAGCCGAACTCAAAGGCGATGCGACGGCAGCGCAAAATACGCGAAACCGCATCAAGGCGTTGCGCGATTTACAAAGCCAGGTTGCCGGAATCTCGGTTGACCTTGCACGCGCGACCGGCGACGACCTGACGGCGGCGCTGACTGAGATTGATGCGAAGTTTAACGACACGCTAAAAGTCTTTATTGCCAACTTCGGCGAACAGTCTGCCGAAGTGCAAAAGCTTCTCAGTTTGATTGGCCTGCAAAAACAGGGCGCGAAAGCTCAATTCAGCGTCAGCTTCGACGTGGCGAACGCCTCGCGCGACTTCGCGGAATCAGAAATCCAAAAGCAGGTGACAGCCGGACTCTTGAGCGAGGCTCAGGCTCGCCAACAGTTGCTCGATATTCAGCGAGCCTATGCAACCGAGACGTTGCCTCTGATTCGTCGGCAAGTCGCTGAACTCGAAAATCTAGCAAAGGCTGAAATCGCCGCTTCCCCAACTGGTCAAGGCTCGGCACAAACGCGCGCGAAGATTCTGGATTTGCAGAAGCGCGAACAGGATATTTTGCGCGCAACCGTTGACCCGTTCTTTGCCGAGGTGAAACGCGGATTGACGCAGGATTTGCGCGGCTCGTTTGAGCAATTTCTATTGTTCAGCAAAGGCGGACTTGAAGATTTGAAAGGTCTTGCGCTTGGCTTCATTGACGGCATCAAACGCGCTATTGCCAAAGTTCTTTCCGAACAGATCGAAAAGAAATTCATTGATCCGTTCGTCAATAAGCTGTTCGGCACGTTAGGACTTGGCGGCGGCGCTGACCCGACCGAACTCGCCAACATCACAGCCACGACCGCGAACACGGCAGCCATCACAGGATTGACGGCAGCGATCTCTACGCAAGGCGTCACGGGCCAATTCTCGATTGGCGGCGGCGATGGGCTGGCTATCCCTGACATCGGCGGCGGCGCGGCCAAGCAGGGCGAAGCCGCTGGCAAAGTTGTTACAGGGCCGAACGGTGCGTTGAATAGCTTTTTCGACAAAGTGAAGTCGGGTTTTGAGAAGTTCGCCAACGGGTTGAAATCCATTGCGACCGGCATCGGCAACGGCATCAAGTCCGTGCTCGGTGCAATCATCGGCGGAATCAGTTCGGTGCTTGGCTCAATCGGCTTGGGTGGCGGCAAGTTCGCAGGCGCGAGCGCGAGCGGCTCGGCTGGATTTGCCGAAGGCGGTTACACGGGCGACGGGCCGAAGTATCAGCCAGCAGGCGTTGTTCACGCTGGCGAATACGTGATTCCCGCGCAGCGCGTCTCTCAATTCGGGGCTGGATTCTTTGAGGCCATCCGGCAAGGGCGATTCAGCCCGGCATCTGTCGGCGGTTATCTGTCCGGCCTGTCCAGTATTTCCGTTCGCGCTCGTTCTGGAGCGTTTGCAGAGGGCGGATTGGCGGCGGTTGCGCCAACTCCGGCGGCGACCGGCGGCGCGCAAAGTCTGCGGATTATCAACGTCAACGATCCGGCGCAGGCGGCGGAATTTCTCAACAGCGCGGCGGGTGAACAAGTGATTTTGAATCGAATTACAAAAAGCCCGGCGAAGTGGCGAGCAGCATTGAAGCTATGACAAGAGCAGAAGCTTTTCTAAACGTGACGGACGCGCTGACGACACTGCGCGCGCTCAATGGTGCGCCGTCAACGATCTTCATTATGTGCGGCGATGCAAAAATTGAGTGTTCCCGTGGATGGTCAAAAAGCTCAATCCACAACGGCGCTCAGGTTGTTTTTTTGGTTTGCGATGATCCGTCACGTAACGAGCTTTTACCGAACGTGAGATTGATTCACTACGGCAAGCAGGCGTTTGTCGTTTCGGGCGAAATCAAGCCGTCGGCAGAACCGGGCGGATACTGGTTATTGCCAGTCAAAGAGGCGTAATTGGCATACTCAGGAAATGTATTCGGCTTTCCGCACAATTGGGAAAGCGACATCACAGAGCGGCTTTCGTGGCTGACGAACGTCCTGACGCATCGTGACGGCTCAGAGCAGCGCAGACAGCCGCGCTTGTATCCGCGCCGGATGCTTGAGTATTCCGTCTTGCCGGAAACGGTTTTATTGCAAACCCGTTTGGATAATTTTCTCTGGGCAAATTCTGACGCGGCAATGATCGTGCCGATTTGGACGGATGCGCAGCGGTTGACGGTTGCAGCATCAAGCGGCGCGGGAACGGTCACAGTTCCAACAACTACTTACGATTACGATGCGAATGGTTACGTGATTCTCTGGCGTTCGCCTTCGAGCTATGAAGTTGTAGCAATCAGTTCGTTGACTTCGACGACGCTGACGCTTGAGGAAAATCTTGTTTCCACTTGGCCAGTCGGCACTGTGGTTGCGCCCGCGCGTCTTGGCAGGCTGACGCAATCTATGCCGGGGCAACAGATCGCACACGGCATCCGGCCTTACAGTTTGGTATTTGAAATTGACGAGGCGAGTTATTCGACGAATCGCATCACAGCACTTTCGCCAACGCAGTATTTGAGTACCGATCTATTTGAATTTCCGACTGTGCCGACATCTACCGAAGCGAGCGAGAATCTTGATTTCACGTATGAGCATACCTATCCGATCATTGATGCACAGACTGGCGCTGTAGCCCTAGACACAGGCGCGCGCGACACGCCAACGATGGCCATTCCCTACGCCCAGGTATTCGCCAATCGCGCACAGGTCAGCGAATGGCTTGGTTTTCTGGATCGCAGGCAAGGCCGCCGCGTTCCCTTCTGGATGCCGAGTTGGGAAAAGGATTTTCAGCCCGTCACGATTCACAACGGCTTTAGCGGTTCGATTGATTACACGGCGAACGGTTACGCTGACTGGATTGACGGCGCGGATGGTCGAAAAGACATCGCAATCATTTATTTGCAGGATGGCCAGGTCTACTCGAAGGGCCATTGGCAGACGGTACGAATTACTGCCGCAACAAACAACGGCGACGGCACGGAAACGATCAATTGTCCGCTGACGTTTGTTTACGATGAAGACAAAGCAAAAGTGCGAATCAGCTTTTTGCGGTACTGCCGATTGGATGCGGACACGGTAGAGATCGCCTGGAAAACAAGCTGCATCGCGCAAACAAAAGCAGTGCTGCGCGAAATGTACGCAGTTCCGTAGCAGTTCTGCCCGCCGTGTTCTTTGACATTGGCCGAGAGTGTCAAGGGGCAATTGAGTTAGCGCTTGCGGCGGGCTTCCCGAAGGTGAAATGGATTGAGTTTTAACGCAGTCGAAATTTCGGACTATTCCGGCAATCTTGTCGAACACTTCCGGTTTCTGGTTGGTTCGACGGAATACCTCTACACGTCCGCGCCCGTTGCTCAAACGCTCAGCACAGGCACGGCAGATCAAAACGGCACGTACACGCCGACACCAATCAGTCTTGGCGGGTTGGAGCACGTCTCTGACCACGGCGATTTCAAAATCTCAATCAACGTGCCACGCGATAACACCATCGCCGCGATGTTTCGCGGCTATGTGCCAGATCAGGGCATTCAGGTTTGGGTGTATCGCAAGCATCAATCCGACACTGAAATCACAACCTGGTTTGCGGGCGAGGTGCTTTCGTGCGAATGGAAAGAGTCCGAAGCGGCGCTCGTTTGTCAGCCGAACGTCGGCAAAATGTCACGGCTTGGCCTCTGGATGCGATGGCAGCCAACCTGCAATCTACAGGTCTATTCGACGCGCTGTGGCGTTGATCCTGACGACTTCACGGATTCAGTGGCCATTACGGCGGTGGATGGTCTGACGATCACCGTGAGCGGAATGCTGAGCGTTGCGGATGGCTATTACAACGGCGGATATATCACGGACGCGAGCGGAACGAAGCGACACATTGAACTGCACGTTGGCAATGATTTGACACTGCTTCAGGAATTGGACGGGCTTGCGGTTTCGGACGTGGTTGACATTACGGCGGGGTGCGATGGACAGCATACAACCTGTCGAACGAAGTTCTTTCCGGCGGGCGGTTCGTTGGTTGCGGGCGTTGGGAACATTCGGAACTTTTTGGGCTTTTTCACCTCGCCAGATCGAAACATCTTCAAAGACGGCTTAGGCGGAAGCGCTTCAGGCACGGGGGGCGCATAAATGGTTTGGTACGCTCTTCTTTTGATTCAGATTGGCTTGCAAATTCTTTCCGGTTTGCTGACGAACAAAAACGCGAAGCCGGAAAAGAGCCTGGATTTGCCGCATATTGATGCGTCAACGCCGATTCCCGTGCCGTTCGGGCGCGTGCTCATCAAAGACCCGATGCTGCTCGATTACCTGGATTTCAAAGCGGAGAAAATTCAAATCCGCAATCCAGCAACTTTCTTCATCACCAAAACGACGATTGGCTATCAGTACTATATCGGCATGGTGTTCGGTCTGTGCTGGGGCTATGTCGCGCACGAAGATAAAACGCGGTTGCTTGAAATCCTGATTGATAATCGAAGTGCTTGGACGCCTTCCATCACTGCGCCGGATGGTGACGGCAACGGCATTCTCAACGGCGCGGATGATCCGATCGTTATCAATCGGCCTACTTTGTTCGGCTCGGAAAAGCAGGAAGGCGGCGTCCGCGCGGTTGGCTACTTTTACACCGGGCAGGATTTGACCTCGCCTTCCGTCAGCAGTCAGGCCGTCAATTCGTACTGGCAAACGCAGCGCGGCGTTTCGATGCCGAATTACAAAGACATCTGTTATTTCGTTTGGCACGGGCCAAGCTTCGGCACTCTGCCCGTGCCGAATGGCGGCAAGAAATCCGGCTTGATTGGTAACGCGCCTCGCCTCTGGCCTCTGGCGTTCAAAGTGTCGCGTTACCCTCGATTGCTGACGGAAGGCGTGTTGTCGAACGAAATGAGCGACGTTGCCTATGCGGACAGCCCGCCGATTGATTCCTACGTCCACGCGAATCCGATTGAAGCTCTTTATGAAGCGCTCACGTCAACGCAATGGGGAGCCGGAATCAGCACGGCGCACATTTACGGCGGGCTTGGCGGCGGAACGGAAAACCAGTTCGCTGACGCGGCTGTGACGGCCTATCTCGAAGGGTTGGCGTTTTCCTACCTTTGGACTTCAGCTTCGCCAGTCGAAGAGATGATCGTTGAAATCCTTCGCTACGTAGACGGCGCACTGTGGACAGACCCGGCAGACGGTTTGATCAAAATGAAGCTCGCACGGGCGGATTACACGGTCGGAAGTATTCCAAGCCTCAGCAATGATGATTTCATTGAAATTGAATCGTTCACGCGCGGAAGTTGGCGCGAAACGAAAAGCGAAGTGCGGATTTCGTTTCCGGACCAGTCGAAGGCCGACTTTGAAATGAACACGGCAACCTGGCGAAGTCCGGCCAATTTCCAGATTCAAGGCGCGAACGAGCCGGCAGAAATCACTTTTCGCGGTTGCCCGTCGCTGCGCCTGGCGAACCGTCTGGCCGCGCGTGAAGGCAAAGCGGTTTCAACGCCGCTCGCACGGCTGCGCGGAAAGCTGGATCGAAAGGTTTGGCAGCTTCATCCCTGCTCGGTGTTCAAGTTCAATTGGCCGGAAGAGGGCATTTCCAATCTGGTGATGCGCGTTACCACGATGGATTTAGGCACATTGCTTGACGGAACGATCACCGTGCAATGCGTTCAGGACGTGTTTGCCGAAGGCGCAGCAACCTACGCGCCAACGGATTCGACGATTTGGACTGATCCTTTGGGCGGCAACGCGGTTGACGCGCCTTCGGCCAGCGTGGGCGAAATCCCCTACTGGTTTCAGCGCGATGCCGTGCCGCGTGCGTTCGGGATGGCTGAGAAGCCGGATTCAACGCACATTTCGTATGAAGGTCTGCTCAACAGCACAGACACGGAAGACGGCGATTTTACGCCAACTGGAACGCTACAGGCCGATTTAGACCAGCTTTCAGGGACCGACTACAACACCGCTGGCTTTACCGTGGAAAACGTCGCCACGGACTCGGATTTGATCGAGGCGGGAACCTCAACCACGATTCCAACCGGCGCGGGGCTTGCGTTGATTGGTGACGCCGGCGGGAACCACGAATGGATTGCCTATGAATCGGTGACGGACAACAACGATGGCACGGTTGACCTGGATAACATCTGGCGAGGATTGCTCGATACGCCGCCGCGCGCGTGGCTGACAGGCGACCGGGTTTGGTTTTTCGCGGCTGGATCGTGCCTGTTTGGAACGCCGCTAACCGATGGCCAGGCGATCACATTCGAAGCTCTGACGCGCACGATGCGAGATCAACTGACCGCCGCTGAAGCAACCAACCATTCCTACACCACGCAAAGCCGTGCGCTTCGGCCTCTGCCGCCGTTTTATGTTCGGCTTGGCGGTTCGTATACGACGATTACGCAGAACTCCGGTGATTTGGTGTTTACCTGGCGCGAGCATTCACGGTTGACGGCGCTCGAATTGTTCAAGCAATCAGCGACAACCGAAACGGCGGAAAGTGGCGTCACTTGGGAAATTGATATTTATGGCGAAGACGGCGTTACCCTGCTTCGCGCGGTGACCGGCCTCAGTTCACCAACCTACACCTACACAAACGCGAACGAAATGAGCGACACCGGGCTTGGCGTGTTGTCGTCTGATTTACGCTTGGAGTTTTTTGCCCGGCGTGACGGGTTGCGTTCGATCCTGCCCTGGATTCGTCGCGTTCATCGAACGAGTGCTTATATGGCAGGCACGGCGGCCAGCGTTTCAACCGTCGCCGCGGCACTTTCAGTTTCCGGCAGTTTGAGCGGCACGGCGGCATCTGTTTCAACAGCGGCGGCTGATTTGGCGGTCGCGCATTCGTTGGCAGGTTCAGCGGCCAGCACTTCGACGGTGACGGCGGATTTGACGAACACTGTCGGCGTTGATCCTGATTTGGTGCTCTGGTTGGCCGCTTGGCAGGAAACCGGCCTTACAAACGGCGACAGGCTCACCACGCTCACGGATCGCAGCACGGCGGGCAACGATTACACCGCGCCGACTTCTGGCGACCGTCCGCGCTGGGATACGAACATCCTCAACGGTCAACCGGCCTATTTCTTCGGCGGCGACTCTGATCACAACTACGTCAAACGGGCATCGCATTTGAGCGGCGAAATCGAGGCGTTCTTTGTGATTCTCTTGCCAGGAACACAGAACGGAAACGGCTTCTGCAAATTCGGCGGCTCAAGTCAGGCGTCACATTGCTGCTTCGGCGGTAGTGGCGGCCAGCTGTATACCGATTTTGGAGCCAACAGCCGGACGTTCTTTAGCCCGACTTCCGGCGTGACGACGGCGGGATTTATTCATCAGGTTGTCGCAAAAACCGGAACGAATAACTATCTGATTTTCGAAAACGGCAACACGAACAAGAGCACACAGACATTTACGCAGGCGTGGAGCACAACGCAACACCAAATCGGAGCCAGTTCGGACAGCGCAACCGGCAATTCGCAGACGAATTGGTGGCACGGCTGGCTGTTGGAAGTCCGACTCTATCAGGGCGCTCGCAGTACAGCGCAGCGCAACGCGATTTTGGCGGAATTGAACGCTCGCTACGGGATTACAGTTACGAATTTTTAGAGAGGTGAATTATGGCAGGATCATTTTCGGACCATCTTGAGCAAAAGCTGCTCGATTTAGTTTTTGGGGCAACCGCGTACAGCGTGCCAGGGACGCTCTACATTGCACTCTTTACCGTTGCGCCGTCCGACTCAGGCGGCGGAACAGAGGTGACGGGCGGAAGCTATGCCCGTGTTGCCGTCACGAACAACACAACGAACTTTCCGAACGCCAGCGGCACAAGTCCAACGTCGAAAGGCAACGGAACTACGATCACTTTCCCTACGGCGTCAGCCAGCTGGGGAACGGTTGTCGCCTTCGGAATTTTCGACGCCTCAAGCTCTGGAAATCTGATCGCTTGGGCGGATTTGACGACCAGCAAGAGCATCGCCAGCGGCGACACGGCCAGCTTCGCGGCCAGCTCGCTGACGATTACATTAGCCTAAGTTTGCCGCTGCTCAGCTATCAAGCTGGCTTCGCGTGAGGGTTGGGTGAGGCGCGGAGTTTCGAGGGGATGCGAGGCGGCGGCAAAGAGATTTTGCGAGGGTGAAACCGGCAATTTCACCCATGGATTTTGAGGTGATTTTATGGCCAGATTTTTAGCGATTTACCTCTGCGTTTTGCTCGGTTTTACCTCTGCGGATGCTGAATTTGTAAAGTACGGCAAAAACAGCGGTTATGGCACATTTGCACTAGTGCAAATTAAAGCAAAAAAACAACGCTCCCGCCGTAGTGCAAAACGCCATTCTGGGCAGAGGCGGAACCGGTCAAAATCGCGCTCATTCCGCCATAGTGCAAATCGTCCGCTCGCCTCTGATTGGGATGCTGTGATTCGGCGAAATTCACTCTCGAAAACTGAGGGCGAATCGCAGGGTGAAATGCTGCCGGAAGAGTATCGGCAGTGGATGCGAAACTTGAACGATCAGGAGCTTGATTTGTATTTGAAATTTCGCGTTACCGATGCGATTCCGTTTGCCGAAGTCGAAGCCGAGGCCAAGCGGCGCAAGGTTCGCTAAAGGAGAACTATGTTTACTGTGACCGGAATTCACGAACTGAGCGACGAAGAACTGCAACGCGCCGTGTTCAAGCTGCGCCTGGCCGGATTTGCACCGGAGAAGGAAATTCACGCGGAGATCATCAAGGCCGCGAGAGACGAGATTGCCGATCTGAGCCGGTTTTGGAATCCGGCAGCGGAGCGATTCTTTCAGGCGATGGTCGAGCGCGATGTGCCGGAATTGCGATAATCAAAATTGATTGTGCGGCGGGTTTTCGAGTTTCTCCTGCCGCGCTCCCAAGCCCTGCCCGCACCGTGCGGAGTCAGGGCTTTTTGTGTTTTTAGGGGAAGGGTGAATTTTAATAATTTTCCTCTTGCAGCGAAACTCAGTTTCGCTTACACTTCATCCCGTCAGCAAGAAGGCTGGCAAAAACAAAAACGCAGCTTTTTAGGAGATTACGACAATGCAAAACGAATATCAAAACAACTTTTTCAAATCCCAAACAACCGATGATCGCCAACTTGTTATTGTTGAAATCGAAAGCGGCGCAGAAATTTTACGCGAATCTTTACCTGAACATGGAGAAGCGTTTAAGTCTTACCTGAATGCTAAAGAGGAATCGATGAATCAGGCATGGGCAAAAATGATCGACTGTCAAGACGCAAACGTTCACCGTGTGTATCACTTAGCGCAGGCTGCATACAATGTCTTATAGGTACGTCTTAAAGCTTGAAGCAATTGGAGACAACGTGCGCGCTCAACTGAAGAGTTTATGCGCGCATCTTGATTCCCTCGCCCCAGGCGCGGGCGGCAGTTCCCTTAAAGGGCTGTCGCCGTGGGTTGCCCGTATCCACGGGCAAGACCCTCAATTTGGATTTACGCGTGAATTTATTCGCGGTCAAAAAGATTACAGCGCCGCCAATAGTATTGGATCACGAGACGTTTGGCTTTTCTGGTTTCTTGAGCCGGGGGTTTATGAAATTTATGCGCGAGAATCTTGGAACTCGTCGCGGCGATATTTTCTACACATCAATGCAAAGGGAGAGGCTCGCGAAATTACAAAAAAAGAATTACTGGAGCTTTTAACATGAAATCGTTTTTAAGAAAAAACGTGCTGACCGCCAGCCGGGAGCGCATTGCCTGGGTGTTTGACACCTTCCCGCAAATTTATGTCAGCTTTTCAGCGGGCAAGGATTCTACCGTGATGCTGCACTTGGTGATGGAAGAAGCCATCAAGCGCGGGCGGAAAGTTGGTGTGTTTTTTGTGGATTGGGAAGCGCAATTCACGTTCACGATTGACCACGCCAAGCAGCTTTTTGACCTGTACGCCGCTCACATCGAGCCGTACTGGTGCGCCGTGCCGCTGAAAACAGTCAACGCCTGCTCGCAGGTCGAGCCGGAGTGGATTTGCTGGGAGCGCGGCAAAGAAAATCTTTGGGTACGGGAAAAACCGGAATGGGCAAAGACAGAATCCGAGTTCCCGTTTTACACCTACGCCGACACGTTTGAAGATTTTGTGCCTGCCTTCGGCCATTGGTATGGGCAAGGCCAGTTGACGGCCTGCTTTGTTGGGATTCGCACGCGGGAAAGCTTGAACCGCTGGCGCACTATCGCCGGTCACGGCGGCAAGTTTGAAGGGCGAAACTGGACGAACTGGATGAGCCAGACGCTTTACAACATTTACCCGATTTACGACTGGCACGAAGAAGATATTTGGACGTATCACGGCAAGACCGGCAAGCCACACAATCAGCTTTATAACCGAATGCACCAAGCCGGACTCAGTTTAAGCCAGATGCGAATTTGCGAACCCTACGGCGATGAACAGCGCAAAGGGCTGTGGCTCTACCAGATCATTGAGCCGGAAACTTGGGCGAAAGTCTGCGCTCGTGTTGCCGGGGCGAATACCGGCGCGGAATACGCCAAGGACAAAGGCAATGTGCTCGGCAATGGCAAGCTGACGCTTCCCGCTGGCCATACGTGGAAAAGCTTTTCAGAGTTGTTACTGGATTCAATGCCGCCCAAAACCGCCGACCATTACCGCGACAAAATCGCCGTGTATCTGAACTGGTACGCCAGCAAAGGCGGCATGACGGAGATTCCCGATCAGGCCGAAGGCGACACCGGCCAGCAAGACATTGCCAGTTGGCGGCGCATCTGCAAGGTGTTGCTGAAAAATCAATACTGGTGTAATTCGCTCTGCTTTAGTCCAACCAAGGCGAAGGCTTACGACAATTACAAGAAGATTATGAAAAAACGCCGACAGGCATGGGGGATTTATGGTTGAACAGATTACGCAACTGTGCGAGCAGTTGAAGGCGCTGCCCGAAGCGGAGCGCATTGAGGCAATCAACGCGGTCAAACTGGCGCTACACGAAGTCAGCCCGTTCAAAGACGAGCCGGTTGATTGCGTGTTGTGGGTGAAGTCGGACGGCGTGGAAGCCAACGACTACAACCCGAACAAAGTCGCGCCAACGGAAATGAAGCTACTTGCCCGCTCGATTGAAGCGGACGGATACACGCAACCCATCGTAACCTGGCAGATCAACGGACGCCGCGAAGTGATTGACGGATTCCACCGAAACCGTGTTGGCAAGGAAAACAAGGCTATTCACGCACGAGTGCGAGGGTACTTGCCTGTGGTGACGATCAACCAAGACCGCGAGGATAAAACCGACCGCATTGCCGCCACGATTCGCCACAATCGCGCCCGTGGTAAACACCAAGTCCAAGCCATGTCGGAAATTGTTGTGGAACTGAAAAAGCGCGGACGGTCTGACGAATGGATTGGTAAGGAATTAGGAATGGACGCAGACGAAGTGCTCCGCCTCGCGCAAATCAGCGGCTTGGCGGAGATGTTCGCAGACCGGGAATTTTCCGAAGCGTGGGAGGTGATTCAATGACAATTCCCACGCAACCGCCCATCACAGACGAGGCCACCGCCGAGCGTGTGATTGACCAATTCCTTGCGGGATATGAGCCGCTGCTCTATGCCGCTGATTTTGGCCTGACGCCGGACCAGGTACTTGACCAAATCCGCTGGACGCTCCGGGCGTACATCACAGAAGCACTCACCAGCGCACGGAAACTCTCACGCAAAGGCACAGGGCGGAAGCCGCTGGGTGACGCGCCAATGACCAGCACGGAGCGAGCAAAACGGACACGGAAGCGAAAGCGAGCCGCAAAGCAAAACCGGCAACCGTAACCGCGCTCGCACGAGTGCGAGTGCTCAGCCTTGCCGTCTCAAAATCCGCCGCGCTCGCGGTCAAAAAACCGTCCTGAAACCGGCTTTACTCGCAAGAGTGCGAGTAAACAGCTAACTCCTGTAAATAAACGGCTTACAGCCACGCCGAAAAAGCGCGTCCAGCTATGCGAGAACGCCCGGCCAATCCGGCTAATAATTGCCGCGCTCGCGGTAGGTTGCCCGCCTGAAACCGCGTCAGCTTTGCGCCCCAAATGCAGTGCGCTCGCATTGGGTTTGGTGACGGTGCGCGCATCGAAAACGACATGCGAGCGGCGAGGGTAGGCAGTGCGATTTTAATAATTCTTTTGTTGACAATTGGTAGCTCTAGGACTACTATTCAACCATCGCAGCCGCAATGACGCGGCGCGAAACCAAAGGAGAAACGACAATGCTACTGGCTAATATGACCCGCTCAGATATGGAAGTCGAAGTTCTGGACAACGATTCGCTTTATGCCAAGTTTGACGAAGCTCGGTTAATGAGCAGTAAATACACCGACGAAGAAATGCGCGACATCATTCAGAAATGGATCGAAGAAGGCGACGAAACCTATCAGATGTAACCACTCACCCCCGCGAGCCTGCCCCGCTCGCATTTCGCCGCAAGGCACAAGGAGATTCCGACAATGAAAAAGCCTTTTAGGTTCAATTACAGCTATCCGCAAGACAGGAAGCCGGAACTGTGGAACGGGCCACCAGTGTCCTGTTACAAGCCGTTGTCGCTATATGCAATCCGAAAAATGTTAAAACTGGCTTCCAGAAAAATGAACGACCCTAGGTTTATAGCTCAAGTTCAGATTAGGCTAAACCAAGCAATGAAAGGGGCTGTTTGTCCGTGGCCAGCCTTTACTGATATGTCCTTTACGGAAGCGCGAAACAAGCTTGACCTCTACTACGTGAACGTCTTCTGCCAAAAACCGCAGGGAATCGGCGCGCATGCGAGGAAAGTTTACGAGCTTATCAACTGGAAAGAGGATTCCGCCAATGCCTGACATCGCCACCGCAGAATTAGCAACCCTTGCCGACTGCTCGCCCAAGACCGTAACCAAGTGGGCGCGGTTGCACGGCATCAAGCCAATAGGCCGCGACTACCTGTTCACGCCGGAGCAGGTCGCTGCGTTCCTGAGCCGCGACCAGAAGCCTGGGCGCAAACCAAAACCCGACGCCGCGCTAAGTCGAAGCGGCAGATCACGGCGACGAAGCCGGAAGGAGGAAACACAATGACACCAGAAGAAAAACTATCCCGCATCGAAGCCGAGCTTATCCAGCAGACAGGATGCAGCGCCGATGAAATTGTCGCCCTCTATCAATCACCAATTCCTAAGCCGGTCGTGAATGCGCGAATGGGAGCAGCACATCGGGCAAGGTTCGCGGCTGAAGACGAACGCGACCGGCTCCGCGAGATCAACACCAAACTGTCGGCGGCACTGGAAACCATTAACCGATGGTGCGGCAAGGGCGATGTGAACATTCAGCCGCTTTTATTGCCAATCCAAGAGCAGGCACGGGCCGCGCTCGCGGTGTTGGCACAGGAGGATCAAGGCAATGACGATTGATGAACTGCAAGCCTTGCCCGATAAGGAATTGAACGCGATGGCCGCAAAGCTGCGCGGCCTTAAGGCTTTCAATTTTCAGGGCGTGAAATGGCTCGGTGTCACTGACGCTCAGGGCAAAACCCACGGAAAGTATAAGCTCCGCGATTGGACGCCCGCCACCAGCCGCGACCAAAGCGGCGCATTGTTGCAGTGGGCAGCGACGCAAGGATGCTACTTCACTGTCGGCTTCGGAGACTTTAACTCTGATGTGCGAGTCAGGATAAATCTCGAACGCAACGAGCGCGAGATATTTGTAGATGAAACCATCCCCGGCAACACCGCCCGCAGTGAAACCGTCGCCTTTTGCGCGGCGATGCTGGCGATTCAAGGAGAACGGCAATGACGCCAGAAAAACGCCTTGCCTTGTTAGCCGCCGCCGCGATTCGCATGGAAAGCAAAATCAGGGAAGCGCCGGTAAGCCGACACGAATTGTTGCATTTTACCGAATGCGTTCGGCTCGTGGCGGTGCAGTCAGACGACTTTCTTGCCCATGAGATTAACAGGCAACAACTAGCGGATGGACTTGGGCTTCCGCTTTCCGCGTTCACTGAACCCAACTAACCAACCCCGGCATTCCAACCACACTAGCTCAACAGTGTAGCCGGAATGCCGCCAACCCACAGGAGACGACATGACCGACTTACAAAAATTAAAAGAGGTGCTACTGAATCAGGCTGAGCGCGGCATCAAAAATGGTGATTGGCCGGAAGCGGAAGCGACGATCACGCGGGAAGACTCCGACTATCATCTGAAGATTGAATCGGCCAAGGTCGTTTTTGTCTTCAACCGCAACCAGCGATTTAAGGGCGTTTTCAACTATCAGAAATAATCTCTCATTACTATTAAAGCGAAAGGAGAACCCGCATGACGGAAACGATAAATCCAGCGCTATTATTGGGCAGTCTTCTGAAAGCAACAATCCCCGCCGATTTGCTGGCCGATGATCTTGATGAGCAAATTGCCGCGCTTGCCAATCAACTTGACAAGCCGCTGCCGCTGCTAAAATGCCCAATCGAGACAATGCCGGATGACAAGACTGGCTACTCAATGCTGCATCATGACGTGAAGGATGGATGCAATAGCTGTTCTGCACTCTTATCGGTCGTTGTATATCTGCGATTTGAGCGCAACCCTGACGGATGGGGAACCGTGAATTTTTACGGCGCATATTGCCCGCACTGCGCTGAAGAAATTCTTAAAGATAGCGATGGAGCGAGGGTCTATCTTATGCCGTAATCTTCCATTCCCACGCCCGCCCATCCGCTGTCACTCGCACGCCGAACGCTTGCAGGATTGCCCGCTGATGGTCGGGCGGCAATGTCTCGGCGTTCTCCGCCAGCCGTTCGGCCATTCGCAGCAGATCATCCACCGCAGCCAAGCCCGCCGACGATGCGCGCCGTAACCGTTCCCATTCCGTTTGGAGGCCGCGCCGCTCCGCCTCGATCTTCCGCGATTCCATCTCATACAGCTTCGCCAAATCATCACTTTCGGCGCGGACGGCGGCTCATCAAGCAGCCCATCGCGTTTGTAGGCAGCCAGACCGCGAAGGATCAGCTTCTCTACAATCCAACTATTGCTGCGATCATTGGTGATGGCCAAGACCTTCACCTGGCTGTCAATTTCCGGCAAAACGGACGCCGACAGCGTTACTCTCACAGTTTTAATGTCTTTTTTAGGTCTTGGCATCGGGTGGCACTCTACTACAGTAAAAATAGTTGTGATAAAAGATAATATTCCTATTGACAATCAGAATCCTATAGGTTTATTATCCGTTTCGTTATGAGAAACAAAAACGCAGCGAACAAACCGCAGAAAAAACAGCCCGCAATGATCACCCTCGCGCCTGAATTGAAAAATCAGGTTGAGGCAATCGCAGCGGAGCGACAGTGGAGTTTCGCGCAAACGGGCGGCTGGCTGGTTCGGCTCGGCCTGCAAGTTTTGAGCGAAGACAAATCCAACCAACCGCAATCAATGGTTGCGACCGCTTAACCGCCCCACGGAGAACGCAATGA